ATATTGCCCGTTTTCCAAGGATTTACCTGTCCTCCACCCACGTTTGATGTAGGAGTTGGTTTTGCACCCATTCCAGCAGCAGTACTAGGCTTGAAATGATGTTCCCAACCACTACCAGGATTCTTGAGACTTGTAAGATAAGAGTCTAAATCTTGTTCAACTCCACCATTTAAAATTACAACTTTACCTTCAGCATTTTTTTGTAATTTATTTTGTAACAAAGAAAGAGTCTGTTCAGCATTTATTGCCCCAAGATTACTAATAGCTGCAAGTGCTGTTGTCTTTGTAGAGGCTAATTCATTAGAGTTTTTTAAATCTTCAAGCTGCTGAGATAAAGTCATTATTTGTTGATCTTTTTCTTGAGCAGTTTTATTGGCTTCCTCCCAAAGTGTTTTCCATTGCCCTTGATCTTCTAATATCTGTTTTCTTTTTTGCTCTTCTTTTTCATAAACACCATCTAATTTACCTTTTACATCATTAAATTTCTCTGACCATTTAGCTTCTTTTTCAGCAGCTTCTTTACGAGCAGCAGCTAGTTTTGCTTCATATTCTGCTTTTACAGAATCTAAAGAAGGTGATGGGGGTTGAACAGGTGGTTGTGCTGCAACAGTTTCAGTTGCTTCAGTATTTGTTTGAATTACTTTTTCTTCAATAGCCATAGTTATTTAGATTCAATAAAGGTTTCTAATTCAGAAATTAATTCCGCTTTTGTATGTCGTTTGTCTAACTCGATACCAATGGTACGACCAAATTCTTCTAATTCAGATTTAGTCATAACAGTAAAATCTTTTTGATTTACAACCTCTGGTTCAACTACAGGTTCGGGAGCAGGACAAACCGCAGGAGTTTCATCTGCTTCTTTCTTTGGTTCTTTTACCTCCCACTTATAAGTCCCATCGGGTTGTAGGACGTGTTCAATAGATCCAGCCATAATAAACGTGTACTTGTATATTATCTTAGCAGATTATTCCGATTTGACCTCATTTGCACTAGGTAATACCTCACCTTGTACCAAAATATCTCTAAATTCTTCTCTATCAATCACTTGTTGATCAAATAATGATGTCAAAGCTGTAATATCCTGTCCAATTAATCTTTCAATATCAAAATCTCTACTAATTTTTACTTCGGGAGGTTCTATACCTACATATTCAGCAGATAAATTAAAACATTTTTGAAGTTTCTGTTCTAACTCCATAGAAACCATCGCAAGCATAGAATTAGTATCCACCCTATCTAATCTTCGAGCGTCAGCAGATTCAGCTACAAACTTCTGTTGACTAAGAGTGCTAATGCCAAGAGTAGCCATTTGCATCTGTAATTCTTTTATTTCAGCAGATTGGGCATCAAAAGCACTTGAAGCAGGTTCTACATAATAAACTTTATTTCCTGGCTGAGTTGCCATTGCATAATTAACAGATATAGCTAAATCTTTAGTCTGATCATCATATCCTTCCATCACAAGC